ATGCGTTATCATTAATTTCTGCATTTATATCTAATACCATTTGATAGTATGTGGACCCATTGTATTCTACACTTGCAAGATTTTTAGTTGTTGTAGTATTGAAGTTGGTTGGTCCACTGATAGTATTAATAGTTACAGGATCTCTAGTTTCAAAATTGTTATCATTGAGTGTAAGATCTAAGATAACATCAGTGTTGAATAAAAATACATCACCTTCAGAACTACTAGTTTTAAGTTGGGGTGGTGTTATTGCACTAGTGGTTGCAAGATCACTTGCTTGGTAATACTCCGTAAATGTTCTATTACGAACACGGAAGTCTTCCATAAAGCCTTGAAAATAATTACTGTGAGTGCTAGAGATTAACTGTCTACCTAGTGTCATCTCTGGACCTATCAGTAGTTTTACTGCGACATTGTTTGCCTTTAGATTGCCATCTTGGTATATTCTTAACTCACCTTGTCCTTGATTACTTACATAGTCTGGATTGAATGATGTTAAAAAATGTGTCCATGTATTTCTTGATATACTAGTTGCTCCTGAACTTACATGCACATTGAAGCGGTCAAGTTGAGTATCATAAGTATGATAACCTATTCTCCAATGCACACCGGTATTGCTACCACTATGATCTGGACCATTGTGTATTATAAAAAATGGATTATTGTTATGACTACTATTACTTTCTGTTGACGAATTTGAATTTCTAAAGTCCCATACATATTGATCAAAGCCTAGATATATGTAACCTGCTTGATATTTTGTTATTAGGTCCGCCCAATCACTAGCTGTAGTTGTTGTGTCAGGATCCGACAGCAGTGTCATATCAACAGGAAAACTTGATATACTACCCGATGTTGGTGCTGTTGCTGTCCAATATATCCAATGATCAATAGACCAATTACGATCATAAGGATCATAATATTTGTAATACATTGATTCAGGAGTGTCTAGTTCTGGTTCGTTAGTCCATTCAACTATGGTGTCCCACTGTAACTGTTTGCCAGTATCACTGTTAACTGCTGTTGATGTAAATTGAATATTACCGAAATAATCTGCAGGAACATCTAGATACATGGTAGCACCTTCCCAGTCCTGTTTTGAATTTAGTCCATCTATTGCAACATTGCCTGTGACCTGTGTAATGTTGGTGTTGTGTATGGTAGCATTGTAGTCATCAAATGTTATTGTGACATTGCCTGATAGGTCATCAATAGTTTCGTGTGTGATTGAAAGATGGTTGCCTAGAATATTGCCTGTAGTTTTAGCCCAATCCCAAGTAGGTTGTCTTATCTGAACCTTGGTTCCTTCAGGCTGTATGTGATATACATCTGTGGTAAAGTCTAAACTGCCTTGAGCATAAAGATTTAGGTCACTGAGTGAGTTATATGCCATTATACTACTCCAAGATAATCTACTGTGATATTTCCTGTCTCATTGGTGTTTTCATATGTTACCTGATAACTGACATTGCCTACATTTGATGCATCTGGAGTTATAGTAGCTACTGCGGCCGCATAGTCAACTGCATCTAATATACCTGTTATGGTATAAACACCTGTTGATGGATTTGCTGTTGTCAATGTGTTACGACTGCTGGCTGTTGAATTAAATGCTACTGTGGCACCTGTTGAAGCTGATACATCATACTCTATTTCAATACCTGAACCTGTGAGTGCCCCTAGGGTTCTTACCCAATCCCAAGTCACTGTAGGTGCCTTAAAACTTGCTGTAGGCGTGGTTAATTCAAGTTCTTGTTCAGCTATATCGTAGGTCAATGTAGTTGTGCTGTAGGTGTTTAGTTCAATAAAAGTGCTCATGATGCTGATATCTCACTAGGTTCTAATCCTGCACCATAACGAGTATTAGTCATATAATCATACATAACATCACCTGGTAGTGTCATTGAATTAGTGATAGTAAATTTGAATTCTGGTATATCTGTAACACCTTTGTCTTTGCTGTATTTTACTTTTACTATAGCAAATAATAAATTGTCCATGGTGTGTCTTGTGGTCCATCCTGGCATTATCTGATCTGCATTTTGTAAGCCAAGATTGGTATAGTATTCTGGAACCTGTGGATTTGTTCTGCCGTTGGCGTAGCAATAAACTTCTACCAAGCCATCCATGTTGTAGTTAGCGTTACCTTCTGAGTCTATAGTGTATGCAACCGAGATACCATCAGTATCAAATATTGCTCTTTCACCATTGATAAAAACATCATTGAATATGTATGCACTTGCTGATGAATCACTTAATTTAGTGCCTGTTACTTCACTCAAAGCCACTGCGGCATACAAGGTATTATTGTTATCTTCTAGTCTAACATCAATGATATCACCACTGAAGCTACCACTACCATATAGAACAGGTATTTTGTTATCTGTGTTTGGATTTAACTGTAAGCGTGTTCCGCCACTTACTTCTGCATCAAGTCCACTAGTGCTACCACTAGTTTCTAACAGTGTTGATGGTTCTCTATCTTTTAGTCTACTGTATTTGCTAACATCTACTTCACTGTCTTTTGACATTGATTCTGAAATTTGTCTTGACAACAGAGTCAATGCTGATATTCTAGCTACTGCGGCTCCTGTTGTTCCACCAGTAAACCATTTAGCGGCATCTCCTACAAATCCTGTTATATCATCAAAGAAACTCATTTTTTAACAACACCTCCAAAATTAAAATTGCCATTGACCAATGCTGGTATTCTATCAAAACTAGGATCTGCTGAAAAGTCATCTGGATTAGTTCTTCTACCACCACGTTTGTCTCTAAACAGGCCTAGGTTGTTAGCACATTCAAGTTGAATAGTATTTGTGCTGGTGTTGCTGGCTGTAGTCCAGTTTTCACTCTGTGCATAGTTAGTGATTATACCTTTGAATCTAACAGCAGGGTTTTCACTGAGTGTGAGTAAAGCACCTGTTTGACTATCAAAGAATGCTCTAGTAATTTCAATAGGTGATCCTTTTATTTCATAGTCTTGAACCATGTCTACATTGGCCTGTGGCAAACCACTGAGTGTAAGTGTTACTTTTTTATTTGTTGTTGTTAGGTCTGCTGACGGTGCTGTTATGTTTAAGATACTACCTAGAGCAGTGTAAGTGTCAAGTCCTATAGTATATGATTGATGATGACTTGAAAAATTAACAAGACCAAGACCATCCACAGTAATTTTAACAAACATTGATGTTTTGACACTGGTGTGTGAACTTAGATCAATTGTAGCCATTATAAAAGATTCTCATAAAATGTAAATGCACCATCAAACGACACAATGTCTCTATCAATGATAGTCCATGTTGGAAAGTTCATACATATCACTGACCAATCAACTGTGTCACCACTAATTTTTATTGTAGCTGAACCTGCACTTTCTATAACAGGTCTGTTTAGGGTAACTGTGGTTGAAGGATATATAACATCTTCTACTACTTCATATACTGAGTCACTGCCTAACTGTATCCAATCACCTGCTGATAGTGTAACTTCTCCTGAAGTTAAATTACTGCCTGCTGGCACTGTTGACAGTGTTACAGTGTTACCTGTTGTCCATGTTGCACCAAAGCCTGACAAGGTATCACTATCACCTAGATAGTTACCTAACCATGACGCATAGCCTGATCTCTGTAGATTAACTGTTCCTACTGTGTGTCTATCTAGAGCTGACATCTTTGCTAGATAACTACGGCTTGTTGACCAACGCATTCCTGCTGGCATTGTAACTGTAAAACGCCATGTGTCTCCACCTCTTGATGTAGCACGGACTGTGCCATCTCTTGTTATTGTTGATGCCACTGTTGGTTTTTTATCTATTGATATTTCACTTGCGTTATCAAATACCCATTGAAATGCTGTAGTCATTATCTTGCTCCTGCCATTGACATTCTACCTCTTTCACTGAGTGCATACAGAGATTGAGGATCGCTAGCTAAAAGTTCCTGGAAACTTCTTGCGTCAACTGCGTTAATATTATAGTTTACTGTTGTAGATCCACCTCCCATACCACTTAGTGGAGTTACCTGTGTTGGGCCACCAATTAGTTCTGGTCCACGCTCACCTGCAATACCTATTTGTCCTGCTGGTAAGTAACCACCTTTTGCAAAGAAGCCACCAAAGAAGTCACCTATACCACTGGCCACATCACCAAGCACTGTGCCGGCTTTTTCCATAAAGCCACCACCTGAACCGCCACTTCCGCCACCACCAAACACTGAACCTAATACATCACCTATACCAAATCCACCAAATCCACCACCATGACTAAAGTCGCCACCTCCGCCGCCACCTCCGCCAAAGCTGAATACTGATGCAACAGCTTTTGATATTTCTGCTTTTAGTATTTCATCAACTATTGATTTAGTAAATGTTTTCCAATTCAACTCACCTTTGGTAATAAAGTCAAACAGTATGTCTTCCATACCTCTGACTGCTGTGTCAAACACTGCTTCAGCTTGGGCACTAGCATTGGTAGCATTTTCAACATAGCGTTTGAATGCTGTTTCCCAACCCGCTTCCCATGTTCTTGACATTTGATAGTGTTCATCTGTTAGATCATGTAATTCTTCTAGTCCACGGTTGGCCGCTTCATAGTAACCGTCAATAATGTCTTGATCATAAGGCTCATTAGCGGCATCTTTCAGTCTCTTGTATGCATCAACTTGCATTTGTGCTGATTCTCTTGCGGCTCTAGCAATATCATAGTGTTTCTTCTCAATCTCCGTCATTGTGATCTGTGCAATTTCATCTTGCACAGCACGGATCTCATCTTGTAGATCTAACTGTTGCTGAATACCAAACTGTTTTAGTTGATCTAATTCTATTTCTTTTTGTTTTATTGTTAGTAGCTCTGTTAGAGCTTCTTTTTGTTCTTGAGTGCTTTTAATTAATACTTGTTCAGCGGCTAATAACTGTTTAGTTGCTTCTGCTTTGAATTGAGCACCTTTACCCGCATCATTTTGTATCTTATTGATTTTTTCTTGTATTCTTGCTCGCTGATTAGTAAGTTGAGCTTCAGCATCACCTAATGCACGACTAAGGTCTAGTTGACTTTGTCCTCGACCAATAGCTTCTGTTTCTAATTCTATTTTCTTACGCAGTGCTTGATTACTTGCGTCATACTTCTGTGTAAGGCTAGCTAGTTCAGCTGAGAGACCTGCTGTCTGCAGTTTAAGAACTTCTGCTAGGTTCTGACCATCATTTGATGTTTTAGCTACCTCTTTAAGTTCTTTACCAACTTCCTTGACCTTTTCTGCTGTCTTTTCAGCTTCGTCACCACCTAGTTTGAAGTAGGTGTATAAGCCTGTGCCTAGACTAATGGCACCCACTGCTAATTTAACAAATATGTTTTTGCTTAATACTCCATTAAGCACACCAAATGCTTCTGCAATAGCTATAATTTTACTTACTGCCGCGGCTGATATAAATGCTACAAAGGCCGCTGTTAGTAATGCAATATTGTCTATAACAAGAGTAATGGCTTTACCAATAACACTACCAAACTCTTTGAATCCTTCTTGGTTTTCTGTAATAAATTTAGTAATTGTTGTGGCCGCGTCTGCTAGAGCTTCATTTAGTCCACCTTGACCAATAGCATCACTGGCATTGTCAATAGCATCACCTAGATTGTTAAATGCTTGACTGACATTGTTCATTCTACCTTCAACAGCACCACCAAATCGTTCATTCAATCCATCTTGTAGAGCTGTTAGTATTTTTTGTGCACCTTGTGCTGATTTACCTAGGTCTGATATTTCAAGTCTTGATACACCAATCTTTTCACTTAGGATATCAAATACTGGAATACCACGATCAGCTAGTCTGTTAAGTTCTTCTAGACCCAAACCACCTGCTGTTGTTCTAGCAAATAGATCTGTTATGGCCTGTAATGCACCCACAGAGTCAGCTGTTATGGCCGCAGTGTCTTGGAATGTGTTTAACAGTTCAGTGGTAGGTTGAATACCAGCCGCTTTTAACTTAATAAATGTTTCTGTTAGTTGTTCAACTGAGAATATACTTGATGTAGCAAACTTCTTAATGTTGTCAAATGCTTCTGCACCAGCTTGACTGTCTTTCATCAATAGCTGTAGTGATGTTCTAAGGTCTTGGAACTTACTTGCAGTATCTACAATACCTTTGACAGCAAAACTACCCGCTATGGCGGCACCTAACTTAACAAAGCCTGAGGTTAGACTTGAAGTCTGCCCTTGTAGCCCTTTAAGGTTTGAGTTTATCTGGCGAAAGCCAGCTTTGGTTTGGTCAACTAGTTTTACATTAATGTCTGTGCTAGCCATCTATAGATTCCTTGTGATTTCTTCTAACTTTGTTTTAATAAACTTTAGAGTAGGTGCAGTCATACCCTTAGGACTTTTGCGTGAATAACCACTGTCAAGTTTACTAGCATAATCATAGTTAGCTCGAATAGTTGTGCCGGATACTCGGGTCTTGTTACGAGCATTACCTGTTCGTTTAGGTGTGTTTGAAACAAACACCTTATGAGCCTGTTGAGGCAGTTTGGCTATTTCTTTTGATAACTGCTCAAACTGCTTCAGTGTATCCTTGGTATCAACTGTTATTTTAATCACTTTGTTTTCCTAACATTGTCAATCATAGACTGCATTTGGTCTTGCGTAAGTGCTGGAGCTGGAGGAGCTTTGCCTGTTCTTTCAGCTTCATCACGCTCTCTGATGTAGTTTTCGTAACGCTGACTAAGTTCAGCTATTTCAAAATCTCTACTATCTGCTCTTTCAATGAGTTCACTTGGTAGAACTCCATACCTCTTTGCGACCCAGTCTATTCTTGCTATTAGAATTAGGTCTCTGTCGTCTTTTGTGATAGTTCTTTTGTTAACTTTCCCAACTGTTCAACCACCTTATTGATTACCTTCAACTGTATGTCCATTGGTAAACTCCTTTCTTCATCTAGAGCTGGCTTACCATCTTTGTTACGAATTAGTTCTTTAACTAACTCAGTTGTGGCTTCAAAGTCTGTTGAATCTACTCTGGACATTTTAACAAATGTTGCGATGTCTTGTCTGTCATACATCCAAAATGACACTGCTTCACCATACTTGGAGACAGTATCTTCATCATCTACTTTGATTTCTAATAATTGGGGTTTTGATGCTAGTTTTGATAGTTCCATTAGTCTTCCTCTCTGTTAATCATTTCATTAATTACTGCTATCTGAAAAGTTAATCTATTGCGTGCTTTGTCTACATCTTTGCGAGCACAATTAACTTCGTTTAGAGCTTTAGCTGTTTCAGCTAACATACTCTGTAGTAATTCTCGGTCTGTTTTATTCTGTAAAACTTCC